TTCAAAAGTTATTCACTACCTAAAACCTACTAACTCTAAAACACACGTTCTAAAACTACAACTACCACCGAAAGCCAAATCCATACAATTAGCAATGGGCGTTTGAGCAAATATACCGCGGGTCTCTCAAAAGGCCTAAATTTCACCTGAAATATTCAGGGTCTGCGCGGCCGGAACCTACCATCAGAAACAGTTCATCAAATCAAAAATTAAACTTGAACTATAACCTAGATAGGTTTCGGGTAGATTTATTTTAAAAGGTTCTACTTTCCTTTCGCGGCTTTTGCTGCTTTTCGGGCTCGAATCTCTTCATTCTTAGCACGCGTTTGAGCGTTCTTAGCTTTTATCTGAGCATTCTTCGCCTTTACTTCCATCTTCTGGAGGGTTTGCTTAATAGAGGCAGCATTCCCCTCACCAGGAGCTGGTTGATACTTTTGTGAATTTAGCAATCTATCGCCTCCTTTAATTGCCATACTCAGTCCTTGAGCTGCTGGGTGAGGTATCATACTCAACACCGGCGACACATAATCACTAACAGTACTCACTACATCCTTAAACCAATCACCTAAACCATTCTCAGCAACGGGAACGGCTACAGGCATTTTCCTAATAGCATGTGAGTAAGTTTGGAGCGCTTGTACATCATACTCAGGCGCTCTCTGAGCAAGAACAACGAGATCAAGTTGACTAATATCTGGGAATCTCTCAATATACCAAGTTGCATCCACCCTTAAGGTAGTTGAATTTGATAATCCTGTTAATATGCAACCTTGCATATTGAAAGTTGCCCATGGTAATTTCAAAGGAGCAAGATTTAGGGTACTACCATTCTCATTAGGAAAAATGGTATAGCCTGAAGCTGCCCCAGTTTGAAGATATGGCATCACATATGATCCCGAAGTTGCGGGTGGATTAATAGAATTTAATGTGCAAACATGATAAGCACCATCTTTTGCTAACCACTCTTTAGTACCTTCCAACAACAAAGCATTTGCCGTAGTAAATGGCGGTGCTTGAATAGGAAGTAGAGTTGGAAAGCCAGTATAAACTGATCCACCCGTTGTCATTGTATCATACATCACAACAGACGCTTCAGCCGAATAATATACAGGAGTCGGCTGCCTCCAATTTGTTATCGACCCTTGAACGGTCAACTCTGAGGTGGTGTTATAAACCTCAAATCCTTTAGCTACTACCCGATAAACTCCACCAAGATATCGTGCCGGAGGGCAGATTTGAACCTGCGCTATAGTACTCAATGTTGGTGTAGTACCGGAAGTAACCGAAAGACATGTTACACCACCTGTAGGATTATGAACTTGCCCACCAGTAGTTGTGAAAAAACCAGTAGGACTTTCAGTTAACGGAACGATGGCTAGTGATGCGGAGGAAGGCCCAAGGTCAAAATTTGTCTCCCAGGGCCAAGCAATAATGTGACAATCATAATTATTTGCAGTATTACCTGAATTTACAGTCACATTTTGAGATTGCTTAATAACCTGCACAACAGTACTAGCCTCATCTCCAACTGGCATTCCAGAACACATAATGGGTTCATCATGGTAAGGATCAAGCGCTGCTTTCAGCCACTCAAGCCCTGCCTCAGAGATTCCTACCTTATCCCCAATTTTATTCATCAATCTCTCACTACGAGAAATACTCATCTTGCTCCAGCACTAGTATACACTGTACACTCACGGGCAAACAACGAATACAGAACAATTATAAATATTACAATAGACAAAGCAAGCTTAATCAACGCAATAACTCTATCAAAGTTCAAATCAACACGTATAGGCATTAAATAAAATACATATAACACACTAAGAAAGGGAACTACCCCTCTCTAAATTTTGGCCTATTGCAATTAAGAGGACCAAAATTCAAAAGTCTCTTGAAGCAGATTTTCAAGATATCGCGAGCTATTTTCATAGTACGCCTCATTCCCAGTCCACATAAACTCAATCTGGGAATCTTCCAAACGGGTAGACAGGGCAGCCTCATAAGTGAGTTTATCATCAAGGCTCCCTTCAAAGTTCTTCATTATATTATCCTTCTTCATTAATATCCATCTTTGTAGTTCAATAGCTTCTTGATGATATAAAGGAAAATAATATGATAGAACATAATATGCATTCACTTTGGCATATGCAAAACGCCAACTCTTATTTTTAAAGTTATAATAAATAGAGGCGCGGATTTTATCGAAGTTGGGTCTCGGTAGCCATTTTCCATTAATAAGCTCAAATCCGCAATTAGTGAATGAACAGTCTTTTAATACTCCCGTCGGTTTCTCAGGTTTCAGCTCAAAGCCTATCTCAAGAGAATTCTGCTGAAGATTTTGGAATATTGGAATATGAGGGATAATTGAATCATCTCCTAAAATAGCGAGATTTTCAGTATTATAGAATTTAATCACTCCCTGCACACTCCTAATTTCTTTTGCACAGTTATATAGGTGCATCCACTCAAGAGCCAAACAATTATCACTCAGAGTGTCGAACCCACCACTAGAATTACATCCAAACTTCATAATTAAGTTGCCCTCAGGGTCTATCAAATAAGAGTACACTTTGTTCTGGTGATTAAACCGGAACATATTTTCATAATCATCATTCATATTAATCAAACCTTCATAACGTAGGCGACTAATATGTTCTTGTACATACTCTTTAAGACAGGCCTCCATATGACCAACATCATTACAATCAAACAACTTCTTTTTAGGATCTTCCTTATTAAGAATTTTTCGTGACATATTGTCCCACCCACCATAAAATGGAGTGAAACCTAACTTAATCCACATTTCACGATTAGTTGCGAGAATATTCTGATTTTGATTATATGATAACATCATTGACACAATTTGTGAAATAATACAACCACACACAAAAACACGAGTCTTACGCTTAGTAGGATCTGGGTTAATCAATTTTGTAACTGTACGAATCTCTCCTTTCGGAGAGGTTTGCCAGTACAAAATATTATACTCAATTCCTTCTAACACATAATGAACTTTACCAGTCTTCATGAGTTGTAATACTATAAACACTATTAAATCAAGATATTTATCGAGAGCTTCTCTCTTAGACTTGCAATACTTATTCCACGGATACCCTGGCGAAGCAACCACCTCCATGAGGCTAATTGCTTCCCAGACTGAAATCACACTAGACAACATTGTAGAACGACGAATTTCCCTATGCGCCTCAGACGCAATACGAAGGGCTTCATAATCAGGACACCAAAGATACGATTTTACATATTTCATATAATCATTAAGTAACAACTGCTTATCAAAAATAGCAGGAGCATAATCCATAGGTAATTCATATCCAAGGCTTTGGGCCTGATACGCTAGTTCTCTATTTGGTTTAAAGTTACACTCGCCCTGAATTCCCCTAGTAACACGGTGAAATATTAACGCACCGGAGGTTACATTAGTTACTGGGAACCCAGGGCTAGGCAGTTTTTTGGAAGGGTCTGGCTCATGAAGAATGGCGGTAAGTTTGACTTACCAAAATATACTCCAGTATTAATACCTTTGGAGTTACCTTTCTTCTTATGTATACCAATGAACCGACCCCCTTGATCAAAGACAGGAGAACCACTAACTCCTTCCTTTGTGTTTATTTTATAATCAATCATATTCTCACCAATCAACAGATCTAACATACCATGCTCCTCATGTGGAAGGC